CTCCTTAAATGCCATCTGGGATAATGTCGTCTATATACAACTCCCGTTTTGGTTTAGAAATTCCGGTGTACTGCTTATGGCATTCCCATAAATCCATAAGCAAACCAAACGGCATCAGCCATACCTCATCCTGCGTCAGGCGAAGGTGCGCGATGCCGTAATATAAAAGTCGAGTAAACAACTCCTCGTCACTTACTCGACTGCTGCGTTTTTTGGGTCAGCTTCACTTTCAATGTTTCTCTTTGTGCCTCTGTAAAGAGCTTCCGTGATTGCTGCCTTGTAGTTTGCCATATCTGAAGGCGCTGTGAGGAGCTCAACCATTTCTTCCGTGAGCAGGTCTTTCGGTTCTTCCTTATGTTTAAGGTTATGTACCAAAATTGTCTGGTTCGCAAGAAGCGTAATGAGCCAAACGATTTCGCTGAGAGCCAATTCAAAGTTTTCTGCCTTCATCAGCTTGTCGCCCAGATTTTCCAATCCGCCATATCTGCCTGCGATTTCTTTTGTTGCTCTCGTAGTCAAGAGCAGTGTATATTCCTCATCACCAATTGTGATGTTTGCTGAACGTTCTGTATTCATATGTCAGTCCTCCTTATTCTTCGTATTCGGGGTCTACATCTGTGAAGGAAGGTTCGTATACTTCCTTGTACCAGTTTGTAATGGTACTTGCAGCAACAGAAGTGTCGCCTTCGGTTACTTCTGCCTTCCACGGATGCTTACCTTTGGTGTCCACCTTATTACGACGAAGGATGGTGCCTTCGATTGTAGGAGTGCTGAACGTAATGCTGTCGCCCTTTGTTGCAAGGTTTGTGGCCGGAATACCGAACTTGACACGGTAAAGCCAATAATACTTGTATTTGCCGTTGGATTTCTTTGCGCGGAAACCTACGGCAACAGGAGTGCCGCCATCCTCACTTGCGGAAATGATGACACCATTTGAATCAATGGTGGCTCCTGTGAGGTCGGAAGCTACGGATGTGCCGATGTCATCGACACCTAACGATAAAGTACCGCTTTTGAACTCTTTGACGATTTCGGATGCACCGTCATCGGCATAAAGTGTCGCTTCTGCCAGTTCGACTGACAAGTCTGCGGTCATAGCTTTTGCCAGCTGCACCGGTGTTGCATAGGTTTCGAAACCGTTTTCGTCTTCGGTGATTTTGGCATAGTATAATTTATCAAGACCAATTGTAGCCATGTCTAATCCTCCATTTCATAATAGTTTGCCACATCCACTGAGTAGTGGTGGTAGCCTGTTTCTGTTTCATAACCGACATACCTGCGGTCGGTTATTGTGAACTCATTTTTCAATAGTAATTTCACAAGCGCGTTTTTGTCTTTTGTGTAATTGCCTTTAACGTATAGTGATAGTCGAACTTCCTGGACGTCAACGCTCGGAGTGTTATCGGCGTGGAGGTCAAAGGAGTCCGTTATGGGTACTACAACGATATACTTTTTTGGCGCTGCTCCGCTGAACACTCCTGTTTCAATAGGAATTTTCAAAGGAGCGAGCTTCGTTTGAATGTCTGCCAATATGCTCATCGCTTTTTAACCTCCGCCTCAAATGTTCTTTGCATTGCCTCCTGGCATTCCTTCTTGGATGCGTTCTTTGCAGGTTTCAAGAAGGGCTTTGCCGGCTGGCCGTGTTTTCCATATTCAATGATGGTAGCAATTTTAGCGTTGCTGCCACCACCTTTACGAGGTTCGGCAAAACCGACTTTGATGTTGTGGTTGCCGTTTCTATCCATTTTTACTTTTGTAAGACCGAGAGCCGATTCAAGCTCTCCTGTGGAACGACTTTCATATTTAGTGCCGGATCCTATGACAGAAGACAGTTTGCTTTTTATCTTTTTCAAGACCACTTCGCCGCCTGCTTCCAAAACCTTCTCGGCAACATCGTCAAAGTCTTTTCCGAGCTTTGACATTTGTTCCAAAAATTCCTCCGGCATTTTAATATCAACCTTTGCCAATGGTAGCCACCACCTTTTTTGCAAGAACTTCCGTGTACATACCGCGACCTTTCACATCCTCAACGGACGTGATTTCAAATCGCTCATCACCAATGACGATGATGTGGTCTGTCGTTATTTCTACGTCTGGTATCCTGCGAAAACGAAATAGGTCGGTCGCTTCGGAAAATGCTGCGAGGTTTGCCCAGCGCTGGCTTCCGTGTCGACCTTCTCTATAAACGCGGACAGATGCGAGGACTTCATCATCTGTAACCGCGAAGCCCTCACTATCCTTTGTTTGCTTGGTGGAAACTATGTCAGCAAAAGTATTCATTTTACCAAAGCTCATAATCACACCTTCCAATCTCGGTCAAGCCGCAATAGAAGGTTGACTGTGTCCCATACCTGCTGTCCTGCTTGGACGTTATCCGCGAAGAAGCCACCGGTGCTTCCGTCCCTTGATTCGTAAAAATGGGACGAGAGCATTATGACTGCCTGCTCGGTCGTTGCCGGCATCGGGTTGTCTTTATAAAACCCTGCCGGAATATGCTGATAGCTTTCTGCGTATGAAACAGCTGCGGTGATGTAGCTTTTCAGCAATCCATCATCCGCTGCGTGCGTAAGAATAAGATTCTGTTTTACTTTTTCAAGTAACGCGTCCATCACCGCCACCTCCAATCAATTACGCGGATGCCTTCATCTGAAGGAGCTTGATGCCTTCAGGAAGAATGATTTTACCGTCAACACGCTGGGTGCCTACGAAACCTACCTGACCGTTAGTAGAGTAAAGCTCATTGAGTCTCTGCACGGTTCTGCCTGTTCTGTCAGCAATCCAGTAGTTATGGAAATCACCGAATGCAATTGCGTATGCGCCTGCTGCAAGAGTAGGTGCGTACGGGCTTGTATAAATCTCGTAGCCAAGAAGTTTGTCGGGCTGACCTGCCTGTACGGAAGGCTGCCACAAATACTGGCCGTTGTTATCCTTGAGCTTACGGAGTGCAGAAACTGTCGCATCGTTCATAAGGAACTTTGCGTTCTTTCTGTACGGTGCCTTCAGCGCATAGATAAGGTTGATTACTTCGTCTGCAGTAATTGCTGTCGCGCTTGCTGCAGTTACGCCAACCTCCGCACCATCCTTGGTGAAAAGACCTGTCGGCTGACCGTTGCCGGTACCAACGCAGAATGCCTGCTCCTCGGCAACGCCGAAAGCGTATGCGAATTCTTTTGCGATGTAGTCTTCGAGGTCGAACATGCTATCTTCAAGAAGCTCTGTGCTTACCTTGATAAGGTCAGTGAGCTTATATGCATCGATAGTCTTCTGGTCGAAGGTAGGATTGCTTTCTGTGAATGCAGCGTTTTCTGCTGTCCATTTCGCAACGCTGTGTGCTGCTGCAACAGGGATTTTGCGTTCACTGTCGGTCTGGATAACCTTACACAGCTTACGCATTACGTTTTCTTCCTTCAATGCTTCTACGATTGATTTCTCAAACTCGGTCGGTACAAGGTATCCGCCGTTTGCGTCTGCGTCAGTCGAAAGCACATTGTGAAGCATCGGCTTACCACGAAGCAGCAAACCGAAGTCCTGCTTGTATGCATCGGATGTGCGGCCTGTCTTTTCGGGTACCACACCTGCAGGTGCGTTCACGATAGGTTTTGATGTTGCCTTTGAAAGTTCAGCTTCAATCTGCTGCTGTCTTTCAAGTCTCTGGATTTCTCTGCCGTAGTCTTCGATTTCCTTTTCCATTCTGCAATAGGTTGCATCGTCCTCTGCAGAGAGAATACCCTTGTCGCCTGAGCGACTGTCAAGGAAAGCCTTTGCTGCTTCCCATGCCTGATTTCTTTTTGCACGAAGTTCGTTAATAGTCATAATTGGTTACCTCCATTAAATATGTTTTTTGATTAAATCAAGGCGTCCTTTGAGCTCATCAACGGAACGTCCTCTTTTCGGGGTTTGTGTACTGTCTGTTACGCTGCAGTGCTCCTTCAGTTTATTGATGAAATCTGCATTTGCGTCTCTGCGGGAGAAAAGCATAGAATTCTTGGTGTCCTTCTTGAACGGGTTTTCTTTCTTTTCTTCCTCGTCGTCCTCCTCGGAAGGTTCTGTGCCTTCTTCAGCAGGTTTCTTTTCTTCCTCATCATCGTCGGGGTCTTCTTCAAGCGGATTTTTTGTATCCGCATCACGAAAGAGAATGTCATCAGCAAAACCAAGCTCCACCGCTTTGTTTGCGTCCATCCATGTCTCCGCGTCCATGAGGTGAGAAATCTTTGCTCTCGACATGCCGGTCTTAATCTGGTATGCGTTGACAATGGAATCCTTAACGCTTTCCAGCATTTCAATTGCCTTTTGCATCTCATCAACATTTCCCATGGCTACTGTCATCGGGTTATGAATCATGAGCATTGACACCGGCGACATGAGCACCTTTGCACCTGCCATCGCAATTACTGACGCGGCCGATGCTGCGATACCGTCAATCTTTACGGTAACGTTGCCTTTGTAGTCCTTCAGCATATTGTAAATCTGGGCTGCTGCAACGCAATCACCGCCAGGTGAGTTGATCCATACGGTAACATCACCGCTGCCTGCTTTGAGTTCATCTTCAAAGATCTTCGGGGTTACGTCATCGTCAAACCAGCTTTCTTCTGCGATGGTTCCGTTCAGATGGAGTATTCTCATCTGGCTCTCCTCGTTGTTCGTCCAGTTCCAAAACTTCTTCATCTTCGGTTTCCTCCTTTTCATCAGTTTCTTTATTTGCAAACGCTCCTGCGTTTTGCATCGGTAACATGCTGCCGTTGATTAAATACAAATCGCC